ACGTTGGACTGGATCAAGCGTGCCTACACGAATATGGGGAAGATGGTAAGGCCGCAGGAATCATTGAGCCAGTACACCGTTGAGCCGCAGGTTCCACCCACGGTGATGCCGCAATTGTTCGAGCAGTTGGGGGCAGTGCAAAGACATCTCATCGGCGGCTCCGAACGCGGGAGCATGAAGAGTAAATACCCCGAAGCCGATGTGGTTGAATTTTGGATGAATGATGATACGGAAAACACCAGCCGCAACACAATCTGGATGGGGCCAGGGGACGTAAAGAGCAAAGACAGCGCCCCATGGGGATACTGGGTTGAGCCGGGGAAGAAACTGTATCCGCGTGGAAGGTTGGTCATTCGTTCTAACAAGGTGACACTCTATGATGAGCCAAACCCCTACTTCCATCGGAAGCGGCCTTTTGTTTTGATGGGACTGCACTCTGTACCGTGGCAGCAGTACGCCTTGAGCGTGGTAAAGCCGTGGATGGATCAGAACGATGTGTTGAATCAAATCATGTCGGGACTTTTGCAGGCTGTAAAGAGAGCATTGAATCCTGCTCTCATGGCGCCGAAGTCCGCTATTCACCCGGACGCTTTGAAGGTAATCGACGCAGGAAAACCAAACCTGAAAATCTCTTACAACTCGAACGCAATCACACCACCCCAATGGCAGACTCCTCCAAACATTGGAAACTACCCCATTCCGATCTATCAGGAAATCAAGCGGTCAATGAAGGAGAACTCTGGGACCGATGCGGTGAATCAAGCTCTTGGCAAGAAGCAGGTTCCGGGTGGAGATACGCTAGAAAAGATCAACTTCTCAAAAACTACGCCGATCCGATTCAAAGCCGGAAACGTGGAAACGGCGGTCAACGAAGTTGGCGAGTTGTGGACCGCAACCGCGCTTCAGTTTTACGATGCCGCGAGACGCACAGAACTTCTGGGCATTGATGGATTGACGAAGGAAGACATCGATGACAGGCCGGGAAGTTTGATTCCAGAAGGCGTGAACTCGGAATCTCATGTCCGCAAATTTGGCTTTGAATGTGAGCAGGGATCGCTGTTTGGATTCCAGAGAGCAGACAGAATTCAGATTGCGGCTGGCCTGAGAAAAAACAAGGATTTGAGCCGTCGAAAGTTCTTTGCCTTGGCGATACCAGATTGGAACATCGACCAAAAAGAGAATGACGACGAGCTTTTGGAAGAGATGAAACAGCAGGCAATGGTGATGGCTGCGGCTGGCGTTCACCCGAAAGAACCGCACAAAAAATAGATATCAATAATTTTCCCCTTGCAATCCGATTCTAATTTGTTTAATCATTTGCATCAGTGAAGCAGGCCAAGTGCCTGACCGAACAGACCTCCGGTATCCATTCCGGGGATCGCTCAGCAGTACAGCGGTGAGAGGCCGCAACCAGAACACCGGCGAAATAAAACCCACTTGGGCGCATAACCCGGAAAGGAGCACCCCATGTTCGAGACCAAGCGTGGCAAGAAAAGCCGTCACAAGGGCGGACGGCGCTAAGCGTTAGCCGGTAAATCCGGCTGGCAAGCGGGGGTGGGAGAAATCCCACCCCTTAACACAATCCCGAAGTAGTGAGGAATCACATGAAGGATGGAAAGGGCATGGCCGCACCCATTGCAGTAGGCGGTCACTACGATGCGACCTCGGCTCCGAAGATGAAGAAGGGCGAGTTTGCCGCAGTTGGAACCTTCATCGACGAAGGCGACATGACCACGGTTGAACCGCGTGGCGTGAGCGTGAACGTCAAGACCGGCAAGACTCAGGTCGGGAACTCGGAATTCTAATGCCAGGAATCGACAGACCGCCGATGTCTCCGCAAGCGCAGGCCCAGATGGGGCCGCCGACGCCTCCAGGTGGTCCGGGTTTTGGTCCGGGCGTAGGGCAGGCGCAGGAACAAGTCGGAAAGAATCAGGCGGACATCGCACTTTCAACCGTTGAAAAGATTTTGATGGCCGTACCGGGAGACACCTTCCGTACCTACGTCCAGCGAGCTATGGCTATCCTGAAGACCGGAGCGGCTATGGAAGCGCAAAAGGGTCCGCAATCCCAACCGGGCGGCATGATGCAGCCTCCGGGGGCAGGCGCTCCTCCTCCAACGCAACCGCAATTACCTCCAATGCCGGGGCAGATGCCCGGATAATCGTTACACCCGCAGCCCGGAGCCTCAACGGAGCCTCGAAAGAGGAAGTGAGGAAGGACAAGGGAGATGGCAGTTAAGAGTTTTGAGGAAATTTACTCTGGGCTTAGTGCCCAAGAGAAGTCGCTCATTGACAACCTTTTTGCAAAAGCACCCGAACTGAAAGAGGGGTGGCTTCGCCAAGACGACTACAGCCGGAAGCAGACCGAGTTGAAGTCAAAGCAGGCCGAGTACGATGAGGCCGTGGCATACAAGGCGAAAATGGAGCCTTGGTCACAGGAAGCCTACGACAGACTTCACGCTTTGGAAGAGGCGGGCGTTCTGGACCTGGAGGGCAAAGTCCTTTGGACGGACCAGAAGGCGGAACTCGAACGGCAGATCGAAGAAGCGAAAACTCTTGGAGGAGACATGGACCCGAAGCAGTTGGATGAGTTAGTTACGGCGAAGGTGAAGGAAATCGCCAAGCAAGCTGGCGGTTTGACGGCCGAAGAAGCAAAAGCTCTCTACCTAAAAGAAAGCAAGGATTTGGTGGAGGCTGGCTTCAAGGAGCGCGAAGCGAAGTTTAATTCGGAGACCGTCCCGTTCGTGGCCGGGTTCTCGGCGCAGGTTGCGGTTCTGGCAAGCCATTACGAGCAGGAGAGCGGCGAGAAGTGGAACGCGGATAAATCCGCCGAACTCTTCAAGCTGATGAGTACGGATCAAAACTTCGATGCCTTGAAGGTCGAAGAAAAGTTTCTGGCTCCGATCCGCGATAAGAAGAAGATTGAGAAGGAAATCGAGGAGCGAGCCGAAAAGATTGCCCGCGAGAAGTACGGAGTTGGCGGGATGCCCGGTGGCGGGAACGAGCGGTTTATTCCGCAACCAATGGGCGGCGACGCCAGGGGACTTTTGCAGAAGGCGTTGGATGACAGCGCAGGCGGCGACAAGGGTCCGGTGGATGTTCGGGACAGTGTTATGGCCGGTGTGATCGAGGGAGCAAAGGAACTCGTCGAATCCGGTAAGGTTTAGAGTTTTGCGGTTCTTTCAAAACCGCAACTGCAATCTGTAAGCGGGAAGCCTCACGGCGGAGCCCACTCGGGATTGGCAGGGATGAGTCAACGGGAAGTCTCAGGACGGAGCCTGTTGGCGGATGAAACGGCGCAAGCCGAGTTGTCAGCATCTCAGGCCCGAATGGGCGGAATCGAGGCTTCAACGTGCTCACATATAATGACCTCACGAGTAAGACGGTCGATAAGATCGTTCCGCGCATCGTGGACAACGTGTTTAAAAACTCGCCAGTCCTGACGCGGCTCAAGAACAAGCGGCGCTTCCAGTTTGAGGGCGGTCTTACGATCCGCCACAACATCATGTATGCGCCCTTGAAGGGCGGTTCGTACCAGCGCGGTCAGGCGTTCGATACCTCGGCTGTGCAGACGGACACCGCTCTCTACTTCAACATCAAGCAGTACTACGTCAACGTGACGCTCTACGGTTCGGACCAAGTATTGAACCGTGGACCGGAAGGCGCTTTGAGCTTCATCGGCTCGAAAATGATTAACGCCTCCGGCACGATGGCGCAGTTGCTTGCCACCAACTTCTACGGCGACGGCGGGTTGAACGGATCGAGTTCGCTGAATTCGACAACGGATCTGGACGGAGCGGCAGCGGCTGTCAACGTGCCGGCGAACTACGCGACTTACGGCGGCATCACCAGAACCGACATCGCATCGGCAGCGAACACGGGCATCAACGCCTACTACGCGGCACCTTCGGCATTCTCGTTGGGCGCTGTGCAGACGGCATACGGCGCGTCATGGTTCGGCCAGGAGAAGGTCGACATGATCGTGACCACGCAGCCGGTGTGGGATGCGTTCTGGAACAAACTCCAGCCGCAGCAACGGTTCAACGATGAGACTTCGGACGTGCATGTTGGCTTCCGCAGTTTCTTCTGGAACGGCGCCCAGGTGGTTGTCGACCAGTATCTGAGCACGCTCGGCGGCTCCTACCAGATGTACGGTTTCAACACCAACTACATCTTCTTCTACGTCTCGACGATTCCGAAGTACGCTTTCGGTTTCTCGGGATGGAAGGAAGCGCAAAATACCGACGATGTGGCCGGCCAGTATTTCTATGACGGCGACCTCGTATTCGACGCCCCGCGTCTTATGTTCAACCTTGCCTTTAGCGGCCTGTGAGGAGAGACTGACATGGCATTTCAAAATGTAAGCAACCAGCTTCTTCAGATCGACACAGGCGCAGCCTCGACCTATCTCTATAACTCCTCAAGCGCCTTTGCGCCGTGGAAGGGGTTGGGCGAGAACCAAGTGCTCGGTCAACGGTATACTGCTTCGGTAAACGCAACGGCTGCGAATCCAAGCGGCGCTCCGGCGATCTACATGCTCGTGCAGTATTTGTCGACCTCGGCAATTACCACGGCCAACCTGACAACGGTAGCGGCCCCGGCTCCGGTCTACTGGACGGACGAGACTTATACCACTGTCACCGGAATCTCCAGCGAAGGTCTGGGCCTCAACTTCGTCGCCGGATACATGCTTCTCAACACGACAACGGGCGTCGGTCTCAGCGGAACTGCTTTGACTGCCGCGCTTCTGTTGG